GAGATTTTTTACAATATAACCTGCGTCTGGTGTTTTAGTTCCACCATCTGCAAACCAAATCGGTTTCGATGCATCGGATACAGTTATTAAGGGCTTGTCTGCTGTTGAGTCTCCATAATCGCCTAATGTACAAGGCGACGAAATAGAACAACTCATATTATTGATGGCTTTTGCTTTACTAACAGGAAACTGCCCACCACGACATAATAAAACACTGTCTCCACCTGATATTGTTGCGAAGATTGACATGGCTTTTTCATAACTCTGAAAAGGCGAATTTATTGTAAGCCCATCGTTAGTATCATCTCCAGTATCACAAACATAATAGTCTTGTGCGTAAAGAGGCGAGCTGGATAATAGAAGCGCTAGTATTAGTAGTATTTTTTTCATTATTAAGCCCTTTTAAGTTGGATCGCCAATTTCACGGTCAAACGCAGGTGTTGCAAATGTGTTTGAGCCGTTGGCTATCAAAGCTTGAGCTGTACACGTTGTTACTGCATATTCAGAAACCCCATCATCAACAACCACATGGTCTGCTGTACCGCTTGTATCAACTAAGATGCCTGATTTTGCAGCTATCGTGGATTTTCGGCCAGATACATTGCCGTTAGCAATAGTAAAATCTCCCCCAACCAGCGCAGTGGCACCGAGCGCCCTAGCTGCTATATCTGCGAATGATGTCGGCTGTCCAGCACATACTGTTAATTTAACGCCTGTGCCGTACTTTGTAAGTCCACCATCTATCATTCCGTCTGTCATTAACTTAGCCATTGGTAATTACCTCTGTTTGTTTGATTGGTTGTACGTCCAGCGTGATTGATTCGTTAGCGTTTGGAGTTTCCGTTTTTACTTTACCCGACAAATCCTTGCCGATTCCTGCTCTACAGAAAAACTCACCTGTTGCGTCGTCAAATGATCTTCTATCATCTTTTTCGTAGTTTTCACCTTGATGTTTCCAGTCTGTTAAAAATTGTATTTTCATCATTTATCCTTTTGTTAATGGTTTACTCGGTTGAATTAGTGTCAAGCTAGTAGGATTGCAAAAATAGCCAATAACGCTGCGAGTATTAAACTTTTATTCATAATAAAACCTCTTTTAAATAGGGTACGAATACCGTTAACTTTTCATTAAACACTGCCGAATGAGCACTGTCATTAAATAACTCTTCAGAGTTATGTCCTACTACATTTTTATCTGGTCCATCATACCCTTCTGTTCCCATACTTCCCCAATTATGACAAGGGATATATTTAGAGAAACTTACAGGGACATCTCCTTGGTGGTAAAAAACATCAATACGCCCAACTTTATCTCCGAAACTTACATCGCTATCTAAAGCAGGTCTTATTAGTACAATCCTTGCAATACGTGGGCAATTATCAAGCTGTGTCATCCGGTAAATAACGTCAGCCGCATTGCTGTGGCCTATGATTGTGCAATCATCCGTAATCTGATTTACCAGCATCTTAGCAATATTATCGTTAAAAAATGTAACACCCAGTACTCCGATCCAGCCATAAGTTAGGATTCTTGAATTAGAGAAATAAGGCACTAGTTTTCCTACAGTACCCTTCCCTCCGTCTTTGACATTAAATCCATGCAATAAGAAAGTATCGTTTTTCATAAAATTTTAACTTATAAAGATAACAGGAAGTGTAGCTATAACTATTATTGTAGAAAGTATTCCTAATTTAGTTTGAAAGGAAAATCCTTCAATATGCCTAATAAACTTTAAAGCTCCCCAAGACACCAGTATAGCAGATATAATTAGCCATCCTCTATTGTCTAGTGCCCACTGAGGATAAGATTCAAACTTAGTTACACACTCTGTTAAATTCATATTACACTTTTTATAGGGTACGGGGTCATTTGTAGCTATGGCTAAAACCCAATACCCGATTCTAATGAAATATCCTATACTAACAAGAGTCCAAGACCATAAAACTTCATCAAGTGGGTTTAATTCCCCGTTAGCATGAGGCTCTAAGTACCACTTAGCTATGTAGCCCAGTGTTACTATTTCAATAGTTATTAAAACTATATTAGTAAAAAGTGTAATATCCGCTACATTAAAACCTAACATTTATGACTGTGCTCTCTATGTACTTCATGTCCCGCTTTAAGCGTTCTCATTAAATCCTCTAGGTTTTTTCTAGACCTCTCGAAATTACCCCTAGCTTTGTTGTTTTCTGCCTCTGCAGCAAATACACGGACGCTATTGTCTTCAGTACGTTCCCCCTTCTTTTTTCTTTTCCAAAACATACTAAGATTTTATAACCTTAGCTAACTCATTAAAAACTCTAGTGGCTTCCATGAGATCAGCGCTGTTTTTTGTTTTATCGTTAATATACCTGTCAATGTACTGTGCCTTCTCTTCTTCGGATTTATCTAACTTACTAGATAGTTTCCTGTTTTCAATGAGAAGAAAAACAATAAAAGCAGCGGCTGTTAGTAACTGTTCAAAATCAATTACTTTTAGTAGTTCAAGCATTCTACCTTTATACTAACTTAGATGATTTCATTTGGTTATTGCTTTTCTAAAAAAGCAGCCATTCTGACTTTTGATTCGGCGGCTTTTTTTCGTTGTTCAAATTGGCTCTTTTGGAAAGCTTGAATGTCATGGGCTGTTGTTTTTCTAGAATCTTCACTATCGATTTGAGAAATAATTACATCCGCCTGGCGCCTAAGGTCACGGACTTTAGCATTTATTTCTGATTCTAATTTCGTTGCTTCATCAAGAAGTTTGTTAGCTTGTTCCATAGTAACCTTGTTAGAAGCAGGTGCTACTTGTTTAACAGTAGGTACTACTTCTTCAGGATCTTCAACAGCAAGAGTGCCTTGATTAGTTCTGCTGAACCCCGGTAAAGCTAGCGAGATGCTTTTGCGACTAACATTGTTTCCTGTCAATGCTTTCAGTACATCGAGGCGAACTTGCCCGTCAGATGTCCAGTTAGAGTCGTCCTCTGTGTCTAGCTTTAATAAAACTTCCTTTAAATCTTCCATCTTACCTTCCCCTATAAGTTGTCTATGTCAGTCAGGGCAACAATTTGCGCTGCCGTTGAACCACCTTGTAATGCTTCAAAAATCGTTAATGCGTCTGCAGCAGCAAGAATAGTATGCGTTCCTGTACCGTCGTCGGTAAATGACACACCGTTGGTATTTGCTTCGGCATCTTCTTGAGTAAGATATAAGCCGACGGTATTGGCGTCAACTGATCTCACCCAGTATAAAGTTGTGGTATCTAGCTCGGCAGGTAATGCACCGCCCGAATTAGCTAATACGAAAGGACCATCGCCGTCTACATAAGGGTGGGTGGCAATTGTTAAACTGTTAGAAGCGTTGACAGCAACAAAACCTGTCCCGGCGCCTGTTCCTGTTAGTCTTACTGCTTGTTGACTTAAAAAGGCTAAGAAGCTATCTGAATGGCGAATCCGGTCAAAGTTTCTGTACCGTAAGTGTTTAGTGTGGTTCTGCATGCCGTATTCTCCGAACTAAATTAGGACGATAAAGGCCACCCAAACAGGATGGCCTTTATTCAATATTACAAATTAAGATTCGCGAGTGATTAAACGAGCGATTTTGATTTGTTTACGTTCCGGGTACACACGTTCCCAACTACCAGCGGCTGCCAAGTTGTTGGCAGTAGCAGCATTAGAAGGTCCGCCGTTTGCAGGAGTACCAATATAACGGTTACCTGTTGGGTGTAAACACCATTCGGTTCTGCTATAAAGAACGTCAGAACCGCCGCCGTTGCCTGAATCAGGATTACGCTTAGTTTCAACAGGAACTTTAGGGGTACCCATACCTAACTGAATAGCTCCTGTACCGAACATCCAAGTTTCGTAAACACCTGCAGCAGCTGGAAGGCTATCATCGACGATAACTGTTCTGCCAAGATATGTAGGAATTCTAACTAGGCCTGTTGAGTCAGGAACGAAGTCGATAAGGTTATTCTTCTGCATACGGTTATAAACAATAGAATGAACCATGACTAAACCGAGGTCTTCCATTGAGTCGCCCATAGTAACGGCAGCATCTAAGAAAGCAGCAGAGTTGAAGTCTGTAACACCTGCGCTATAAGAGGCGCCTTTGATGTCGTTCGTCATATCGCCGGTAACATGCTCTGAGCCGCTTGGAGCCGCGTCATTGTCCGCAAACACACCGGTCACTGTAGCAATAAATGCTGCCTGCAAGCGTCTTGCCCAGTATGATGATACGCGAGAACTAATAGAACTCATTGGATCAGCACCAATAAGATCACCGGCTAAATCAGCACTTGACCAAGATTGGTTACGAGATAAACGAACAGCAGTTTCTCGGCTAGTCCCTGTTTTAAGAGGAGTAGAGTTAGCTGAGCCAGCAGTATATTCATCGTCTCCATCATCAGATGAGATATTATCTGCATCGTTGTCGAGGTCTTTAAATGAAGGTGCATTAAAAGTTAACCCGCCACCTGCAAGATCTGCATCCAACTGAGGGCTTCGAACAACAGCGCCAGATTGAATGATTCGAGACTTTTCTTCGGTCTCTTGTTGCATGTAAGGTTGAAAAATTTCTGGGACAATTACGTCCGCTAATTGTGTGATAGGTCCTGTAGCCATGGTATCCTCCTTCGGATTGTTAGACTGTGATTAAATTAACCAGAGTCGCAATCCCATGATAGCAGCCCTAAATTGTATGTATAAAAAATGCGAACTTCCCATGAAACTCGCATTCATTATATTATTGAATTTTGAGAATGTAAACTTTTCTTAAGTTGGCTTAGGTCCACCTATGCTTGTTCCTGCAGATTTAGCCATTTGATCGGCTTTGGTTCTGTCTTGAGTTATCAAAGCACCTTGCTCTGTCATGTTCCAATGTTCTTTAGAGAAAGGATTATTCGCACCGCCGATACCACCTCTACCACCTCTAGCACCTGCGCCAGATGATTCTGGCCACCAATGAGGCCTTGTAGTTTGGACTTCAGTAAACCAGACAGCAGGATCGACTCCAGGAGTAACTCCTACATTATCTTTGGTAATCACCTGGCCGTTTTCGTCTACATCAAAAATGCTTTCGCCGATGATCAAGGCGTCATTGATTGCAGTATCTCTCAGTTTGGAAGATATTGCTGCCTTCCTAATGCTATCATGGATAGTTGCTCTTTTTTCTCGAACCTGGTAGCCAGCTAGTTCTGTATCTTTTTCGGATAATGTGTTTTGCAATTCGCTTAACTGACGTTCAAGGGGCGCTGTTTTTGTTTTTAGCCGTGCTTCCAACATCTCTGCCATTTTAGCTTCATCGATGTTTCCGCCGGAAGCTGCTTCTAATTCGTGGATTCTGTCCAACTGACTATGGACTTCATCAGGATCTAATGAACCAAATTTGGCTAATGATGTTTTGACCGCCTTGTGGTCAGATCTTTCTTTCCGCAAGCTTTCTTGTAGATTGTTGACATCTTCTACAGTCTTTATACCGACGACTTCGGTCATGACAAAGCTACCACCGACTTCGGTGAATAGCTCTTGGAATTGTTCAGGTATATCTTCTTTGTTTTCGTACTTGTACTGCAATAGCATAGGAATCACTCCTTTAGGTTAGGCCCACATGGGCCGGGATAAAACTCTATTATATATTTCTTTTTGTGATATGTTAAATGTAATTTATTTACGCATCTAGATCTAAACCTTTGACCTTAAGCTCAGCTAGAGTGAACACATCGCCATCTCTGGCTACAAATTTGTCTAAGTGAAGATCACCCTCTCTGAATAGTTTAGCTCTTGTTGGACCTAACACCTCATTCTGGAAAGTGTTTGACTGGGTCTTAAGCCAATCATTGTATGTAACTCCACCGGGAACAGTACCAATAAGTTCTCTTTTTCGTTTTTGTGAGAACTTATCGAACTTGCCTTTATGCCCACGTGGAAGAGAAGATCTACTTTTAGCGTTCAACCCTTCTTTCTTGTTATACTCATCTAACAGTTGTTTTTCAGTAGTAGGGTCTGCTCCTCTAGTTGTCAATAGGTCAGGATCTATATCAGGTACACGCAATGACCTGCATCTGAAATGCAATGGGGGCATAGGCCCTTCTGCTGGCAAAAATCTTTTGCCGTCATTCGATGCACATATTAAGGTTGTCCTAGCATCTAGTGTAGCAACATACACTTCTTTTTCTATCACGTCAGCATTGGCTTTATACAGTGCTTGTTTCGCTTCGTGTTGTATGCCATTAGATGTTGTCAGAACTATTGATTCAATGTCTCTGAAGGCTTTTCTTGCCACGCCGTCTTTGAACCTAGATGATTTTGTTCCCATCACAGATCTAGTAATCTCACCAGGGGTAAGCCCTTGTATCAGGCCTACTTTGGTTTTTTGCAGAATCCTTTGGATGTCAGATCTAGTGCTACCTCTCAACCATTGCTTCAAAGTCCTACCTTCAAAAGGCTGGCTATTCACAATAGAATTCAATTGCGCTTGTGGGGGTAACGACAAATTCAATATAGCCGGAACAGCACCATCGATAATTGTTGCTGCTATAACTGCCTCAGAGGCAGCGAAGCTTTTAAGATCAGAATCGACAACACTTGTTATTTCATCCCATGCTTCTTTTCTCAAAAGAGTTACATCTTCCTCAAAAGAACTATTCCAATTCCTGCCGTCTTTACCGGTTAATGTCCTATTAGGTGCAGAATTAGTTGCTGACAATACAATCTTCTCTAATTCTTTTTCAGTCTTAGCTATGACACTAGAAGCCTGTTTAGACAGACCTCTAGCGTACCTTAAGACTAAGGTTTGATGCCTAACATACTGATTAAATATTTTTTCGTTAGATGTCATCGTCGTTATCGCCATTGTCATAGGTATCATCAACGTCGATATCAGGTTCCTCATTAGAAAGCAATTCTAATTCAACATCGTAATCTTCAGATGTAAACCCTTGCTCTCTCATCCACTTATGGATTGAAGGATCAGAAATAGGAGCACCTAATGCTTTAGCCTGAACTATCTGAACTAAGGTTGTTCCATCAAGGCTATCTCCTCCGAAGTCTAGATTAGGAGTGACTGACACAGCATTCTCATCAGCGCCGTACCACTTAGCTATATCTTTTAAGACTTTTTCTAAACCCTCGGCACCGGCTTTGGCTATTTGGTTCAAATTAGTTGTTTGTGCAGCAACCCTGATCTTTAGGGCCTCAGCGCTCTCTCGCGTCTTGTTAGAAGTTTCTACTAACTGGGAACCTTGCCTAAACGCTTTCATATAATCGTTTTCTAACGATTGTCTTTGTTCGCTTAATCCCTGGCTGTTAACGCCTATGTATTTGGCATCACCGTTCTGGGGTAGCGACAATTTAGCGCCTGCTCCTGTCCTAGTGGCTTCATCAGGATCTTGTTCACCTATGGTAACCAAAGTATCTTGGCCTTGCATGAACAGGTTTTGTCTGTAATCAGCTTCGCCTCGGTAAATACTTAAGCAGGTATGTGCTAATCCTGATAAAGGAGGTTGACATGTCTCATTACAAATATCCGATGAATTAATGAACACAAAAGGGATAGACTCTAATACCGCACCTTTATACACCGGTGGTTCTAGTTGCTCTTTAGAGAATTCATGATCTTCTTCAAACTTCCCTGCAACGTATGTGTTTGACTCTGGGTCTTTGAATAAGATTAAATATTTATTAACTATTTCCCAAGACAAGTCATCGGACATCTCATAATCGGTCTCGTCTAAGACTACTAAGTTGAGTTCTCCCGTTTCATTGTCTGTACTCCAGTTTATTATCGAAGATTCATTATAGAGAGCTAACGAAGCTAATTCACCTGAAATGTCTGCTAGCACTCCGATCCTTCCTGTGATCAACTGTCTCGCATTTATAGACCTAAGAAGCTGCTCTAATGACAATCCTGATTTAGAAGCTTTATCTAACAGATGTTCTAGTTGTGGAGGCAAGTTAATGACAGGAGGTTGGTTATGCAGGAGGCCGACAGCTGCATCTACTGCATCTTTAAATATCGTCGGATAACAAGATCTCATCTTATAAGCGGCGTATGCTTTCTCACCCTCTTGGGATGTTCCTTGACCTTGGCCATCTTCTTTTTGCCCTGATGTTGAAGGCAAGTAATCTGTACCTTTTCTCTTTATGGCTTCTTCACCCTCGTAGCTGTCATCCATCAAAGTCCATGAGCTGGCCCGCGCCGAATATTCCGGGTTTACTGTTTTAATAGACATTTTGTCTCCTTGCTTAGAAATAACCTGTTGTTTTGTCGGATCCAAATAAACTTCTATTGGACAATATTACGTACCTTACCTCGTCTCCTGCATGATCTTCTGACTCGGTGTCAACATCATCAAGATCTTTAGTAGATCTTGGCAATGATGGGACAGTCCTAATAAACCCGTCTTGGCACGATCTAAATACAAATAATCCGGGATTCTCTCTAGGCAATCCTTCGGCTTCAGGTTGAGCATTATATATTGCGTTCCTCATCATCTCCCAGCCGTTTTTTCGGCTACCTGGAGACTTGTCACTCCTTGACCATAATACACCTTTATGCATTTTCCCGTTAATATTGACTTTTCTAGCCATATCTACGGCAATGCACATTCCGTTCTGAGTGTCATGTATCGAGTTATCTGCGGGCCCTGGTTTAACTCTATCAGATATGCCCATTTTCATTTCTCTTTCAACGATTCCTTTAGAAACTTGAGTGGCCAACATGAGTAATCCCTTATTAGGACTACCGTTCCAACCATACCATTCTGCTATTCTGAAAAGATCTCCTCTTACCGTCGATTTGTAAACTCCTCCCGGTAATACTATGTCGGAGCCGTCGCTTTGTGCCCACCAGCCTACAGAAAAAGGTGCAGATGATCCCCAATCAAATGATCTAAATATCTTCCAACTATGTGGTATTTGAAAATCATCAACAATGTTGTGTTCTGTTGACCACACGTCATCAAACATTCCGCCTGATGTTATATCCCAGTCGCCCCACAACCAGGCACGTTTCTTATTTGGATCTTTTATGCTTTCTAGTTCTAAGATGTATTCAGGACTTAAAAACTTATTCTCCTTATACGATCCGAATATTCTTACCTGAGTCTTTGTTATATTTTCTCTTTGTTGAGTTCTAGGATTAAAAACATCTTTAGTAATATAGACCACTTCCCCTGGTTTGGCTACATCAATGAATTTTTGTTTGACCCAGTTGTGCCCTACACCGTATGGGTTGGTCGTTGATAACACAACTAACGGTATCTCAGGCAATTCAATTTTCGTCCCATTCGGGCCATCTACTAGGTTGATATGTGGCACAAACGAGCTACGGTTTAATGACATTGCCATATCGTACAATTCATCCGTAGGATATTTAGTCAACTCGTTCCACCCTATCATCGGAAACTCTTGGCCGTGATAATTCCAATAGTCTTGCTCTTTCTTCATCACCCTAAACCACAGCTCTTCTCCGGTAGGCCACACCCACTTGAGGTGCGATGCTGATGATATGAACTTAGCGCCGTCTCCGAATTGTCTAAACCAGCGCTTGCTCTTAGATATTAGATCATCTAAGTTCTTATATTCTCTATCGAAGATAACTCCTCGCCAGAATTCACCGTACCCGAGTCCGACGAATCGCCTAAAGAACATTAATTGGGCATCTGTTTTACCGGGACCTCTTGTGCCTTCATATAAAATATGGTTACATGGGCAACTAACTGCCAATTCTTGAGATCCTTCTAACGGGGCCCAAACTAGGTCTGAACCGCCCAAATCTATGTTAGACTTGTCAAAAAGGTCTAGTGCTGCTTCAGTCATCTAATAATAATTCGAAATGAGGTAAATCTAAAAAATGTTCATCAGCAGATCTGTTATCTAAGTCCCAATCGCCTCCCCACCTAATCTTTATACCCTTAGAGTGGGCAACGGCAAACATAACACCGGCCAATCTTGAGAATGCCAAACTGTCACGCCAGTCATAATGTGATTTGCCTTCTAGAAAATATGGGATAATGTCTACGGCGTGGCTGAATTTCTGATATTTATCTTTAAGATTGTGCTTAGAGTAAGGCCATTTTAGAGTTGATTTCTTGTCAGCATAGGCTTTGTCCTGTTCTTCTTTTAGCCTAACACCGCATAAGACGCTCATCTCCATGATGTTATTTGCTTCATGTACAATTTCTCTAATTAACGGATGGCATGTGTTTAATCTTGCTAATGATAATCCTACTATTTCGCCCATAATTATTCCTTAACCTTCTTTTTGAGTTTTGTTTGAGAGTCTTTTGCTACTTCACCCCAGTCTTTGGGAGATTGCATGGCCGGCACTACCATAACGCCTGATGACGCTGACACGTCGAACTTTTTCTCTGGTTCCATATCGTACAACTGGGCAAGTTTTGATAATGCGCTAATCCTGGCGGCATGGGATGCTCCTGGACCTTTATAGTTTGCTTGTTCATGTAATCGCCTAATAACAAGTGCTTTAGACTTTTTTGTTACTTCAATATGGGACTGCCTCTGTTCTTGATCCAATATCCTACGGAGAACATAGGGCTCGGACATGAACTTCTCTGCATAGTACTCTGCATAGTTTGCAGAAAATCCTACCCTAACGACAGCTGCCCTGGAGTCGTAGTCATATAGGTATTGTCTTACAAATACATCTCTAACATTTTTTTCTTCAGGGCTAAGATCTTCAACAATTATTCCCTCAGCCCATTTTGGGATTTTCTTTGAGCCCATGCCATAACGACCTCTGACAAGGTGACATCACCTTGCTTTTTAATGAATTAGAAAGTAATATAACAAAAAATAAAGAAAACATATACGTTAACTATATTTTATTTTTTAGAATTATTGAATATGTGGTTATATCTTACAACATTGGCAACAGCACATGAGGCAAAAATATAGCAAATCATTCAACATCATCTCTGGGCAGGATTTCCGTCTATGTTCAGCGGCAATTTGACTAAGACGCTATATTTCACTTATAAATTCTACAACCCTCCAAAATATAACAAGTCGTTTAAAATAGAGCGGGTAAAAGCACCCGCCTCTTTAACTAAAGCGTTATAACGAAAAAGCAGCTCTCTTTTTCTCGCGCTCATCGTACAATTCTAGTCCACTAACTATTTTATCAGCGGTTTTCTGTGTGCTACATTCAGCTATCTTTCGGCCATTGCTTGCTGTAATTTCAACGCCGTTCATCTTGTGCCCATTAGGCAGGATTCTATAAAAACACGATGTTTTATACATTGTTAGTCTCTCTATTGGTTATAACAAGTCTTTCAAAAAGAGCCGGATAAAGCCGCGCCCTTTAGCTTGTGGTTATAAATCGTGCTTTTTTTTTTGAAGCGTTCAGCGATAGTGGTTATTTGTTTAGCCACTGCTTCACACTGCTTAGAGTAATCATCTAAAGCGTCTTCGTCTTCGTCGTCGCAATCTATATCTTCTGGGTCTATTCCACCAGATTCACGATGTGACCTAATCATTTCTGCCGCTGTTGTTAGTGCGTAATACCTAAATTGCTTTTGTCTATTATTCATAATTAACCACTTTTTTTATTTATAAGGAATCGCTCAAATTGAGCGTTAAAGTTTTGCGCCTGTTCTTTTTACGTCATGCGCCAATTTAGCTAAAGCGTTAGCTGTCACTATGTAAACAGGCTTTTACCTGCTTGCTTATTTCTTCGTGCCTGATTTTATGGCGTGCAATAGCGTCTTTGCCGAGAATCAGAGAAAACCGAACCACAGGAGCGTAAACAGCCTCTTTGTATGCTTGTTTTTGCTCGTCAGTTCCGTGCGTGTTCACCAAATCGCAGAGAGCCTTACTGTGGTCACTCATCTGCTTCATTGTGTCGTAAATAATTGCTTCTAATTCTTCTGGTATTTTCATAATAATCAAGCTCCAACAGCTAACAAGTCGCTCGTTCGGACGTTCCGCTGCGCTCCACGCCGCACAGCTATGGCGTTATGTGGTAATAGTTAGTTCTTTTGGCTTCCATAAGCCTGTCATATCCTCCCATGTGATTTTATCATTCCCGTCATAAATGCTAGATAACTGGTCTGATCCCAAATGGTTTATTGGGTTTCCAAAATTTGTTAAAAGCTCCCTATCAATAAACCATCTACACCCTGTCATTGTTGTAATATTTCCTACCTTATCACCAGCAAACCCTGTAACTGTGACAATGAGTCCATTGTTCGCTGGATTTAAACAGTTTACAGTTTTGTATCTGCGGCCTATCTCGACCATAATTACCTCATAAATTAGTTAAAAACACATAACCAAGCAATTAACGGCGACCTTCGCCGCGCCGCGCTTGCTCAGTCGCGTTATTGCAACCGTTAGGCGTCTTGCATCTCAGCAAGCACACGATCAACATTAGCCTCAACAGCCAATATACCTTCCATGATTGGCACAACTTCAAGAGGTCTATTTTTTCTTCTCCAATCGGAAACGTACATCCATCCCTCTTCGTTGGCTGCAAATTCTAAGTACATGTCATCTTCGGTGGGGTCTGGGTACTTGAATGATATTGATACACCTGAGTAAGTCGGTTCATGTCTCTCTACATACTCCCTATCAATAACACAGTTTTCTACATTCTCAGCAAACCATGTAATTTTGTGTGTGCAATCACAATGCTTGTTAACTCTTAAGTGTTCCATCAATCTCTCCTGTTCGTTCACGCCTAACAA